ATAATATACTTATTATCGTAGAAGGCATTACTGATATTAAGTTCTTCAATGCCTATCGCCTCGATAATCGATTTATCTATGAATCACCTGAAAATGGCAAGCGTGAAGTAATTTCCGCTGTAAACCAACTACGAGAAGCTGGGAATGATGCCGTGTATGGCATCTGTGATGCAGATTTTGATGGCTTATCTGGCATTAGCCATAATGGTGTTTTTTTTACTGATGCTCATGATTTAGAAATGATGTTAGTGAAAGGAGGTGTGGTCGATAAATTTATAATGACACACACAGAACGGAAATTGATCCAAGGTAATTTAGCCGAGGTTTTTTGTCGCGATGTTAAAATAAATATCCTTTGCGCTTGTTATCGACTTGGGCTTCTTAAATGGTTTAATTATCTTAATCATAGCAAACTTAATTTCAAGGGGATGAATTACAGGGAGTTTATTAATATAAATAAAACAGAAGTTATTGTTGATGATATGGAATATATTAGATATGTCCTTTCTAGAAGTAGAGCTGTTGCAGAGCAATTAAATGCAGGTGTTTTACTTGAGGGAATGCGTAAGCTTGAGTTGATGTCGCCTGAGCATTTTTCCATTTGTAATGGACATGACTTCACCTGTATTCTTAAGATGATGTATGAAACTGATATTTCAGTTAATAGAAACATGCGGCTGGATGAAATTGATAATTATTTGCGACTTTGTTATGATCAACCAACATTTAAAACAACAAGGTTGCATACATCTCTAAATCAATTATTAGCCTTACACTAATTTTGTATTTTATCTATACTGGAAATATTCCAGTATAGATGCCTGAATTTTTTATTTTTTCAAATGGTTTTGTCGTGTTTAATCAATGTTAATTTTTAAGTCTGCTTATATCTGTAATAAGTCGAAATATCTGACGTTAGCTAAATTAGCACTGATCAGTAAAAATTAACTAATGCCTAAGAATAGTACAGCGTGATACTTACTTTAATTTTTTGCTGGGAAGCAAAAATGATTTTGCATGTTAGTGCGCAAAATTGCACAATTTTTTCGATGTATTTTATCCCCTTTGAGCCCATGCAGAATGAGGTTTGAGGCCGGTTTTGTGTATGCACCTAAAATGGAAAGATCGTTGCGCGCAGGTGACGGGGGGCAAGCCCCCGTAAATGGGTCAGGGTAGGGAAGGCGGCAGAATACGCAATTTCACGGTTTCTGCGTCACGGTGAGCGGTCGTTTTGGTTGGCGGCATGCCTTGTGCAGGGAAAAAGGCAGCGACGCGCAGAGGGGCGCTGATGCGGGATTTTTTTCAGCAGAAAAGATGAGGCCAGCGAAAACGCTGGCCTGTTATAAATGGCTGATATTGTTTAAAGAAACTGAATTTTCTGGCGGTTATTTCTCAGGGGTAAGCAACGCGTAAGGATTAAAGCGGATCACTTCTTCTCCGATCCACTCATTGACCACCTTCAGCGCCTCCATCACGGGCGTCAGCTCGTTGATAGCGTAGACCCGTGCGGCTTTCTCGATATCCCCAAATGAGCCGTTTCCCTCTGGCATGGCGCCCATCAGCTGCGGCGGGATACGGTGCGCTGCGAGTATGTCGTCACGTGTGGCGTTCTTAATGTTGATAAACTCATCTTTCGCCGTGATCTGCTGGAAGGGGAGGATTTGCACGCCGTCTTTGCCGCCGCCTGGCGCATGCAGCAGCAGGTTTTTAAATGCGCCTTTACCACGCGCGCCGGTCAACGTCTCTTTGACTGCCTTCATGCTTTTATCGTCAACCTGTCCGGCGCCAATATAAACAATGCATCCAGCATGCGATCCATTGTCGTAGTAAAGCTTACGGAACATGTCAGCGGAGTGGGCCAGGCTGGCGGCCAGCAGTGCTGCCATATATTCCGGCATACCGTAGACCTCCTGATTAATATCAGGGTTCAGAACGTGACAAACCGTTCCTGATTTGAACGTGTGCTCTTCTTTCCTGCGCCGGATAAACCAGTATTGATCGAGATCTGTGCTCCCACGCCGGGTGTACTTCGCCAGAGAGTGTTTGAAGGTTAGCGGGCCGCCCAGGCGATTACGCGGCAATTCGAGATAGGCATTGCCAAACGTGAACCAGTCCAGCGCAAACGCGGAAAAGGTCTGGCGATTGAGCAGCTTGTGCGGGATAAAGCAGCCGGTGAGCACATTTCGTTTGAAATACAACGCCGACTCATGCCAGGCGCTCTGACGTGGAGCTTTAGCCAGCCCGTAAAAATCCACTGGCGTCTCATAGTATCGCCCGTTGTCCAGGCAATAGAGATTGTCCAGCAAATCGGCCATATCACGCACGGGATAAGGGCCATCAAAGCTGAACGCTGTCAACGCGGGATCGGCCTTCAGTGACTCCGCAATGTCAGAACCGGCTGTGCTGGCTATCGGCTTTTTACCGTATTTCTTTTTCACAGTTACCATCCCATTGCGAAACCACCGCCGCCACTTTCCTGGCCCAACGGTTCATTAATAATCGAAAGCATGGTTGCCCACGCCATATCACCATGGCTTACGCCGCGCGATCGGTCAGTTTCGTAAGTGATGAAACCGCCGGGCGTAACAACTTTGCGAACAGCGTTAAAGGCTCTGACCAGGCCCTGCTCGCTGCGGTCATATTCCCAGCGGCCGGCGCGGATGACCTGCAACATTTTGAGGACAAGGGCGCGCTTGGAAGAGAGGCTCATCTGGTAGCAAATAGCCGCCGGGAACCAATTTTTAACAATCTGCCAGACCGCCTCCCCGACGCCTTGTCCGTCGATGGCGATGTGAGTGACGTTGTAGCGCTCGGCAGCCTCTTTGATGACCGCCGCCTGCTGCTCAAACTCCAGCCCTCGCAGTTGCTTCAATTCAACCGTGCGAAACCGGCCGCCAGCCACAAGGGGAGGGACAGTTACGGACAGAGCACCGGCATCACCATTGCCGCTGCCGCCGTTGGCGTCGTAGCCCAGCCACACCTCACGTTGGCCCATAGGGCGACTGGCGAACGGTTTCCAGTCGGGCCAGTCGTCATACCCGTCAGCGCCGCACCCCAGTAACTGGCTAAGATTGAACGCGCTTTCGCCGTCTTTGACGAACTCGCACATGTACAGGTTTTCAAATTCATCGGGGCTGTTTTCGTCCCTGATTTCATCAATGTCGGTGTAGTCCCAGCCGTTGTTGATAGCGTCCTGAATAGTGACGATCTGCCGCCACGTTTTATCCGGGTAAAGCACGCCGCTATGGGTTTTCTTCCATGAAACGTCAAAGTCAACGCGCTGCGCTTTAGGCCGTTTCGCATTCCATCGATCGCCAGTCCAGAACTGATAGGCTTCATGGCTTTCGCTGGATGGCGTGGAGAAGTACGTGCGTGTTAAGCCTTTGAGCGTTGCCATGGCGCCGGCAACTTTGCGCAGGTTGATAAAGTTTCCTGTCCAGAAAAACTCATCAAATCGCAGGTGGCCGGTGTACGACTGCGCCGTCGCCGCCGACGTCCCGAGAAAATGCAGCTCCGCGCCGTTTGACAACGTGATTTGCTCACCGCCTTTAAGTTCGACGTCCACCTCTTCAGCCGCTTTACGGATGAAGTTGCGGAACTGGAGCGCCTGCTTGCGGGACGCCGACAGAAAAATTTGGTTGCGCTGATAGTCGTGCTTAACGTCCGTTCTCAGTGCGCCCAGTAATGCCTCGCGGGCAAAGTACCAGGTTGCCCCGATCTGCCGCGATTTGAGGATCATCCGGTTACGCTGATCTCGTTGTTCGTACCAGCCGCGCTGGTGCCATGCGAGAGAGTCGAGAATTTTTAAGCGCAACGCCTCGATCTGCTCCTCGGAGAAGTGATTTTTCTTCTTGCGACGACTGGTTTTTTTTACGCCGGTGATAGTGGAAGCCTGCCCGGTATCCAGCTTTTTCAACTGCCGGGTTAACAGGTCAATCTCTTTGAAATCGCCACTGGTTTTATTGTCTTTCGCGCTCAGCTGGCAGAGACGGGTGTCAATGGATTGCGTCACCCGTTTGATGGGCGTTGTGTCATCCCATGCGTCGCGCTTTTTCCACGAATAAACCGTGTTTGAGTTGATGCCCATGAGTCGCGAAATTTCGGCGGGCGGGTAACCCTGCCAGTAGAGCTGTTTTGCCCTTAATCGAATAAACGCATCCTGAATCATCACTTCCCCCTTTTGAGCAGGGAGATTACCTGCGCGCGATCCCCGCGGCTCGGGCTTTCAGGTCTGGCCGTTCTCCGACAACAAAACCGCGTGGCGCCGGGCTTTCAGGCTCTGCGATGATGCAGCGACTGACATAAATCAACAGGATAAAACGACATGGCCAGCACGACTAAACCCGCCCGCAAAAAGTTTCGCGTTGCGGTTTCCGGCGCCACCGTTGACGGGCGCGAGATCCAGCCGCAGCACCTCCGCGATGCGGCGGCGAGCTACAACCCGGCCGTTTACGGCGCCCGCGTGAACGTGGAGCACTATCTCTCCATGCTTCCTGACAGCAATTTTGGCGCCATGGGGGATGTTGTTGCTTTAAGCGCGGAGGATATCACCGAAGGGCCGCTGGCCGGTCGTACGGCGCTCTATGCCGAGATCGACGCTTCGGCACGAATGAAGCAGCTCACCGATGAAGGAAAAAAAATCTATTCCAGTATTGAGCTGCATCCGCAGTTTGCCCTTAACGGTAAGGCGTATGTGGTCGGCCTGGCGATGACGGACACCCCGGCAAGTCTGGGGACTGAGCGCCTTAAATTTGCCGCGCAGCAGCGCGCGCAGGTGATGGCCTTCAATAACCAGCAGATCGAGGCGCCGCTGTTCTCTGATGCGCTTGAAGTTGAAGTGATCGAACTGGCCGCTCATCGCAGCGAGGAGGGCGTCAACTGGTTCAACCGCGTGATGGGCATCCTTGGTAAAGGCCAGAAAACCGACGATCAGCGGTTCAGTCAGTTGCATCAGGTTGTTGAAGCCGTTGCTCAATCTCAGGCAGACCAGATTGACCGGTTCAGTGCCCTGGAACAGGACCGCCAACAGGATAAAGCCACCATTCAGCAACTGACCAGCGAACTTAACGAGCTGCGCGGTCAGCTTCAGCTCCAGCCCGCAGAAAATTACAGCGCACGACCGGCGGCAACCGGCAACAGCAGCGCGCAGCTTGCAGACTTCTAAGAGGTAACCATGGAAAACCAGACCCGCGAACTATTTGATAAGTACATTGTGCGTCAGGCACATCTGAACGGTGTCTCACCCTCAGCCGTTGCCAATCGTTTCAGCGTCGATCCGACTATCCAGCAAAAACTGGAACAGGCCGCCATGGAGTCGGATGACTTCATGAAGCTGGTTAACCACTTTGGGGTTAAAGAGCAGGAAGGGCAGAAAGTAAAAATTGGCAGTAAGGGACCGATGGCGAGCACCAATAACAGCTCGGACGGCACCAACCGCCGTAACCCTGCACCGAACCATAACAAAGAGCCGCAGAACTACCACTGCCGCAAAACCAACTATGACTATGCGCTTTCGTATGCGGAGCTGGACGCGTGGGCCGGTCACCCTGAATTTCAGTCATTAATCAGTAATGCGATGGCCCGTCAGCTGGGGCTGGATCGCCAGATGATTGGCTTTAATGGCACGCATTACTCTGAAAACTCCGACCGCACGACCTATCCGTTATTGCAGGATTGCGGCGTTGGCTGGCTGCAAAAGATCCGCAATGAGGCGCCGCAGCGCATTATGCCAGGTATCACGCTGACTTCCCGTGATGAGAATAACGCGGTAATTGCGTCAGGCACCTACGGCAATATTGATGCCGCCGTGCTCGATGCACGCCACAGCCTTATGGATCCCTGGTTCCGCCGCGCTCCCGGTCTGGTGACTGTGCTCTCGTCCGATCTGCTGCTGAAAGTGAACCTGCCGAAAGTGAACGCGCTCAGCCAGACCAATCCGAATACCGAACTACTGGCCGCGCAGCTCATTGTCAGCCAGGAAAAGATCGGCGGCCTGCCGACGGTCTTTGTCCCGGGCATTCCTGAAGATGTCGTGCTCATCACCAACCTGAAAAACCTCTCTGTGTACTACCAGAAAGGCTCCCTGCGTCGCTCTATCCGGGAAGAGCCGCAATACAACCGCGTGGCGACTTACCAGTCCAGCAATGATGACTATGTCATTGAAGAGTACGGCATGATTGCCATGATCGACGGCGTGACATTCGCCTGATAATCCCCATCACATGGCGGGCAGCAAGCCCGCCCAGGAGAATGAACCCATGCTGACACCGGCACAAAGACACTTTCAGAAGGTCATGGCAGAGAGGCGGGGCATCAGTGATGAGCGTGACGCGGAGACGCGCACCGCGCATGAGCAGATCCTCTTTCGCCTGCATATGCATAAATCTTCGCTAAGCCAAATCCAGTCCCGCCAGGCGAAGGCCGCTGTAAAGGCCAGCATCCTTCCTGAGTTTCAGGGATGGATTGACGGCACGATCGAGGGCGACAGCGGGCGCGCGGATCCGGTCATCACCACGCTGATGGTGTGGGCGGTGGACTGCTCCGACTATGCGCTGGCGCTGCGTATCGGGCGCTATGTCGTTAAGCATGGCCTGAGCATGCCGGATGACAACTATCGCCGCCCGGCACCCACGGTACTGGCCGAGGAAATCTGCAATCCCATTCTGAACCTCGCCACCACGGACGCCGGAGCCGATTTGTCAGGCTATATCCCCATGCTGGAAGAGCTGGCCGAAATTGTGGCTGACAGTGATATGCCGGATGAGGTCCGCGCGAAGCTGTGCAAGGTGAGGGCGTTTTGCCGTCGCGACACGGAAGACGCGGAAACCAAAGGCGAAGCGCTGAAACTCTTCCGGGAAGCCATGAGCCTGAACCCGGGTGCCGGTGTGAAACGGGAGATCGCTTCTCTGGTCAGCGCTTTGAAAAAGGCGCCGCAGACCAGCGCGGCAAGTGGTGATGCGGAAGATGAGACTTCATCCAGCGATACAGCAGCAACCGAAACACCCGCAACAGAAAAAGCAACACGAACGCGCAAGCAGACGAAAACGGCGGCCGGCACTCAAAAAGCCACCCGCAAAACGGCGGCAAAAAAGACAACGAAAACCGCCACAAAGTAAACGCCTGAGCGTAATGAACTGGCCCCGCGCCACAGGCGGCGCGCCCGGCGATCTGCCCGTAATGCGGTCTTTTTACCGGACGCCCACCGCCTGACCTACCGGAGAAACGACGATGAGTTTTATCGCACAGCGCCCCGTCAGACCTGCTGAAAGTGATGTGACAGACGTGGACGACGGCGGCGCACAGATTGCCATCGGCACTTTCTGGCCGACGGTAAAACTCCACGATCTGCGCCTGGCTGCCCGCATCGCCGGTGACATTACAACATCCCGATTAATGCATATGGCAACGGAGGCCGCGCTGCATGTCGCGGATCAATTGAAGGACTGGCGCAAGCAAAGGGAAGCGGAAGGTGCGGAATCTCTGGCCTCTGTGCTGCTGACTTCCGCCGGTGAACCCGTCGAGCTTATTAACGGCGAAAGCGCAAAAGTTTACCGCTTCCGGCGTGCGGTCTACTCCTTCACGCGCGCCAGCGTACTGGAAGGTTACAGGGACGTTGGCACCACGCCAAAGGGCGATAAGGATGCAGAAGCCCTGGACAGGCAAATAGACGACCTCTGGCGCGACGGGCGCTGGAGTATTTCAGATATCCGGGAAGAACCCCGTATTTACTCGGAGCTTTTCTGATGAAAGTCAGGGCGCTGCAAAACGACACGGTTGATCAGCTCTGCTGGCGTCATTACGGCAAAACCGCAGGTGTCACGGAGAAGGTGCTCGAAGCTAATCCGGGACTGAGCAACCAGATTTTTTTGAATGCCGGGCAGGAGATCGAAATGCCCGTGATAACCAGCGAGGTGGAACGGGTAACCGTCCAGTTATGGGAATGACTCTGGATCGTATTAACGAATATTTTGCGTTTGCAACATCCGCCCTGGTGACCGGCGTGGGCGTCATGACCGTCAGCGAAAAACTGGCGCTGGCTGGCCTTCTTCTGGGGATTGTTTCCGCCGTCCGGCTGGCGATTCACCGCCGCCGCATTGAGCAGGCCAGCCAGCGCCGTAACGATTTGATAGAGCAGATTCTCCGCCAGGCGGAAACCCGCAACCTTTCGGACCGCGAGCGGCAGCTGCTGGAGCAACTGCACGGGGATAACCCGACATGAAGAACATCGTCAAAAAATGTTCGATTGCGGTGATTGTGGCCCTGGGCATTTCGCTGGCGCCCGGGAGCGTTAGAACGTCGAAAGAAGGGCAGCAGAAGATCGCCGGTTGGGAAGACTGCCGCAGCACGCCTTATTACTGCACGGTGGGGGTGCTGACGGTGGGCATTGGCTCCACGGGTGGCGTGGAAAACCGCGAATACAGCAACCAGGAAATAGCGCGGCGCTGGGTTAACGATCTGCAACGGGCTGAAAACTGCATCAATAACAATTTCCACGGTGCCGACATGCCGCAGCTCACCTTTGAGGCCATGACGGATGCCGCCCTGAATCTGGGCTGCACCGGGCTGATGTGGTTCACCGATAAAAACGGACGCAAGCAGAGGACCACGATCTGGAAGCATGCCCAGGCCAGACAATGGCCGCAGATGTGCAACAGGCTGACTGATTTTGTCAATGCGGGCGGTAAGCGCTCCCCCGGGCTGGTTAACCGGCGCAACGATTTTAAAGCCTGGTGTCTGCTGGGCCTGAGTACGCCGTCATGAGGGCGGGCAGTGTGATTGTGATGCTTGTCCTTCTGGCTGCTGTCTGGTGGCAGACCGACCAGCTGGGCGAGGCCCGGACCCGCAACAAGCTGCTGACCGAAACGGCGACCGGTTACGACCAGGTTATCCAGGAAGTGAAAGCGACTGCCATACAAACCCATAAGTTACTGGCAGAGGTGAAAGTCCGTGAGCAAGAGCGTAATGCAGAAGGGGAGCGCCGACGTGAAGCAATGCAGGCCGCGTTCAATGGTGACACGTGCGCTGTTACTCCTGTGCCTGACGCTGTCAGCCGCAGCCTGCAAAAACGCGCCGCCCGCGCCGGTCATTCAGCTGGTCCGTGAACCCGTCCCGGAGAGTCTGACCGAAGAGACGCCACGCCCGGCGCTTAATGAGCCTGTGACCTGGGGCGCGGTGGCGATATTCAGCGACAGGCTGATGGATGCGCTTGATGCCTGCAATGCTGACAAAGCGGCGATCCGCCAGTGGGACAGTCTGCGCCAGAACACCCGAAAGGAGCCATAAATGCTGAAGATAAACACACTCCGCGCCGCCATAGAGAAAGCAAACACCTGGTGCCGGGCGAACCCGGAGGCCTGGACGGTGTTTGTAGAGGAAGGTGGCATTGAAACTACCGGTGAAACGCCGTCTTTCATGTACCGCTATTCTCTGGTGCTGTTCGTCATGAACTACGCCGGGAGCATTGACGACTTCACGCTGCCGCTGATGGCCTGGCTCTGGTTTAATCAGCCCGATCTGCTGCTGAACCCCGATAAAAACCAGCAGATTAAATTCACCACGCTGATTAACAACGACGACACCGCCGATCTGATGTTTGAGCTGCCGGTGCGTCAGCGGGTACTGGTGCAGTTGGATGAAAACGGCGTGCCGTATGCCGAGCATTTGCCAGAGCCGCGCCCGCGCGTGCTGGCACCCCACGCCGCAGGCTGGGGGCTGGTATTTGAAGGCATGCTTCAGGAGGCCGGAACGTGAGCGATCGCATGTTCAGCGAGCTGGATCAGGTCTTTCAGGACATTCTCGACGGCGTCAGCCCGGCGGGGCGCACCCGTACCGCGCGCAAAATTGGCCTGGCAGTGCGCCGTAGTCAGCAGCTTCGCATCGCGTCACAGAAAAACCCGGACGGCAGCGGCTATGCCGTGCGCCGCCGTAAGGTTTACCGCACCCAGCAGGGGATCAAGTTCTTCTGGAATAACGAGGTGCGGGCGCTGAAAAACTGGCGCGGCGGGCGCGGTAAATATGGCCGGACAATCACGGGTTTTGACGAGAAGCGCCGGGATATCCGTACCTTCTACCGGGCCGATATCGAGCGGTATCTGGAAATCAAAACGCAATCAGCGATGCAGACGGAGACAAAAAAAGCGCCGATGTTTACCCGCCTGCGCACCCTGCGTTTTATGAAGGTCAGACCGGACGCGGGTGGCGTCACTGTTGGATTTGACGGCATCGCTGCGCGCATTGCTCGTATTCACCAGTACGGCCTCAAAGACGAAGTTGGTCCGGGCGCTTACGCACAGTACCCGGTGCGCGAACTGCTGGGCATGACTCCGGCAGACCTGATCGCTACGGAAAACGCCGCTATCAGCAGTCTGGGCCGCGCGTCATGAATGCCGAGCTGATGCGCCTGCTGGAAAACATTCTGCGCCAGGGTGTGGTGGAGCAAATCAGCGCTGACAAGAAAGCGGTGCGCGTTCGCTCCGGCAGGCTGCTGACCACTTGGATCCGCTGGAATGTCACCCGCGCCGGGGCGTTCAGCATCTGGCTGCCACCCTCCATAGGGGAGCAGGTCTGGATCGGTTGCCCGGGCGGCAACCCTGAAAACGCGTTTGTGATTGGCTCTGCATACAGCGCAGATAATCCGCCAACGGGCAGCAGCCTGCTGGAAATCATCATCACCGCACCGGATGGCGCTCGCCTGCATTACGACGCAGCCGACGATGCCGGAGCGCTGGCCGTAACCGGCATTAAAACCGCGCATATCCAGGCAGAAACCAGCGTCACGCTGGACGCGCCCGAGGTGGTATGCACAGAAAAACTTAAAGCGCGCACTTTCGAACTGACCCACGGCGGCACGATGGCCGGTGATGTGACTCACAGCAACGGTGCGTTAACGTCCAACGGTGTCCAGGTTGACAGCCACGGTCATGGCAGGGTTCAGACCGGCGGAAGCTGGACGGAGGGCACGCGATGACAGCCAGTTACACCGGGATGAACCCGGAAGGCACCGGCGCGCTGACCGATCACGATCAGCTCTGGCAGTCCGTGACAAAAATCCTCACTACGCCAACAGGCTCGCGTGTGATGCGCCGGGAGTTTGGCAGCGCGATCCCTGATTTGCTCGATGCGCCGCAGAACGCCGTCACCCGCATGCAGCTGATGGGCGCCGCCGCTATCGCGCTGGCGCAGTGGGAGCCGCGGATCAGCCTGACCACCGTCAACGTGGTGTTTTCAGAAACAGGCGCAGTGACCGCCGAGCTGAGCGGGACCATCACGGAAACCATGACAGAAACCAGCAACACCATCAGGTTAAGGAGCTAGTGTGCAAACGTCCGTCGATTTATCTCAGATCCCGCAGCCTGATATCGTCGAGGTGCCCGATTTTGAAACGGTGCTGGCTGATATCCGGGCGCTTATCGTGGCGGCCATGCCAGCGGAACTTCAGGCTTCTGTGTCTGCTGCGCTGTTGCTGGAATCTGAACCGATGGCGGCACTGGCTCAGGCCTTCACCTATCGCGAGATCCATCTGCTGCAACGCATCAATGAAGCCGTGCGCGCAGTGCTGCTTTCCAGCGCCTTGGGGGCGGATCTCGATCAGGTCTCGGGTAATTTTGACACTGAACGTCTGCTGATTACTGAAGCCACCGACGAGGCGGACGCCGTATACGAAAGCGACGAAGAGCTGCGCGCCCGCACGCTGCTCTCATGGGCGCGCCTGAGCACGGCGGGCGCCCGTAATGCCTATCACTATTTTGCGCGAGGCGCAGATGCGGATGTGCTCGACGTGCGCGCCTATGGTCCTGAAACTCATAATCAGGAAGGCCGCGTTTTCCTCTACGTGCTGTCACGCACCGGGGATGGATCCGCCCCGCAGGCGCTGCTCGATAAAGTCCTGGCGGCGGTAACCCCGGAAGACGTGCGCCCGATTACGGATTATGTGGCTGATTACGTCCGTTCCGCTGTGATAGTGAATTATCAGGTGGTTGCTGACATTTACGTCCCTTACGGCGTGGACACCGCCACGGTGCTGGAAAAAGCCACCGCAGCACTGAACGAATACACCGCCTCAGTGCATCTTATCNTGCCTCT